TGCTTCTGGAAAAGTTGGAATTGGCACATCCTCTCCAGAGGGTACAACTCACATCTATACAGCTAGTGCTGGTAGTATGACTGCTAATAGTGAAGCAGATAATCTTATAATAGAAGATTCAGCAACAACTGGTATGTCAATTCTTTTTCCATCTAATAGTAAAGGAACTATTGCATTTGGACATCCTAGCGATGACGATGCTTACACTATTACAGCAGATTCAAATAATACTCGAATGACTATTTCAGCTAAACACGTATCTGATAAGATAAGATTTGCTGTTGGGGGTGGAACAAGAGCAGTCCTAGATGCCAACTCTCGCATTTCTCTTAGTAATAATGATGGCGGTTCTAATAACACGACTTTTGGGAATTTAGCTGGAGTTGCCTTAACAACTAATGGAGATAGAAATTCTCTTTTTGGTCATTTAGCTGGAAATGATATTAGTAGTGGTCAAGAAAATACTTTAATGGGTTATCTTGCTGGTGAAAAAATTACAACAGGGTTGTATAACACAGCGATAGGTAGTCAATCTTTTGTAACAAATGTAGATGGTGATTTTAACACTGCTATTGGTTATGGTGCATTATACAGTTTTGAAGCTAGTAGTAATGCAGAAGGAAGTAATACAATCGTAGGAGCAAATGCAGCTTTTCATCTTGATACTGGACAATTTAATACAATGGTGGGAACAAGTGCTGGTCAATCTTCTGCTGGAACAATTACTTATACTGGTAATACTGGTTTAGGTTATAAAAGTTTATTTGCAGTTACTACTGGTGGATATAATATAGCGATTGGTAACTCAGCTGGTGATAATGTAACTACTGGAAGTTCTAATATCCATATTGGTAGTTTAGCTGGAGATAATATTTCAGACGCTGGACATATAATTGCTATTGGAGATAGTGCAGTTAGAACTGGAACTACAACTACTGAGGCAAATGGAACAGTTGCTGTTGGAAGTTATGCTTTGGAAGGTCTTACATCTGGAGCAAGAAATTTAGCAATAGGGTATCAATCTTTAGATGCTCTTACACAAGCTGACGATAATATAGCAATCGGTTATCAAGCATTAACTGCTAGTTCTGAAACTCAAGCACATAGGAACATAGCTATAGGTAATTACGCATTAGAAACTTTGAACGCTAGAGGTCAAGAAAATATTGCTATTGGTTTTGAAGCGTTAGAAACTGCAAATCACGCAGATATAGATGCAAATATAGCTATAGGCAATTATGTATTAGATGATGTTGGAAGTGCTGGAGTTTGGGCGTGTGTAGGAATAGGACATAATTCACTTTCAGCAGTAAATAGTGCTTTGGCTTTCGGAACAACAGCTATGGGGTATTATTCATTAACAAACAACACATCTGGAGCTGGGAATACTGCATATGGCTATCAATCTGGAAGGTATGTTACAACTGGTGGAAGTAATACTTATGTGGGTTATGAGGCTGGAAAAGGCGTAGATGGAACACCTCAAACTGCTGGTAACAATGTTGCTATCGGACAAGGTGCTGGAACTCTTTTACAAGGTTCTGCTGTATCAAATACTTTTGTGGGAACTGCCTCTGGCGATGTAGTTACAACTGGTACTAAGAATGTCATTATTGGAACATTAGCAGACCCCAATACTGCGACTGGAACAAATCAAACTGTTATAGGATATAATGCAGTTGGACAAGGAGACAATACAGTAACATTAGGTGATTCTAATGTGACTCATGTTTGTTTAGGGCATGAAGGTACAACTGCTATGGCTAAAGCTGGTGGTGAGACTATTCAAGGTTCTGGTAATGAAACAATGTGGAGGGTTGTTAATAACACAATGGCTCAAAATACAGAATGGGACACTGGAATAGATACTTCTCATTCATTTATGGCTTTCGTAGGTGTTATTGAATCAGACAACACTAATGGAGATACTGCTATTATTAAATGTTCTGGTGGGACTATAGCAACTGTTGCTACAAGTCAAGGATATATAGAAGTTAATAGTTCTAGCGTTTCTGCTAACAGAACTGGATTTTATGCAACTAGCAATACTTTAAGAGTAAAAGGCACTTGGGCTAATGGAGTTGATGTCTCTATTTCAATTATGAGTGCTACTTAATATAAATAAAATAAATAGGAGAATCAGAATGAACTGGTCAGAATACAAAGCAAAAAAAGGTAAAACAGTTAATTTTGCAAAAAAAGAAAAAGATCTTTCTCCAGCTAAAAAAGAAATTAAAAATGAAGCTGGTGATGTAGTTCAAGCTAAAACAGATGCAATAAAAAAAAATTATATAGCTATGGTTCAAAAGGCTTGGAATCCATTAACTGGAGAAAAGCTAAATGACCAAGAGCATGAATACTCATTATCTGAGCTTGAATCAGAAAAGAAAAGATATGATGATGAAATGGCTAGAGCTAAAGCACAATCAGATGGTCTTGCACTTGCTATAGAAGATTTTAAAAAACTTTAATTAACTAAAAAGGAAACACAATGGCAAAAAAACAAAAAGACAAGCCAATGTTAAATCTCGATGGTAAAGAATACGCTATTGAGGATATGACAGACGCTCAAAAAGAACTAGCAAACGAAGTGGCTAGGAATCAAAATCACGTTAATGACTTAAACAACAAACTAGCGACAAATCTGCACGTAAATGAGCAGTTGAGTGCTACGTTGAAAGTATTTAATGAAAAGCACCAGCAAGGCGTTAAAGAGCTTAAAAAAGCTATGGAGCCTACTGAATAAAATGGTAGTTCGTAAATGCGCTCATAATCACAACGTAGTGATTCATTTAAATAATAAACCTAATATGATTAAAAAATTAAGTGAATCTAAAACATTGAAATATCCAAATAGTAAAAAATATTTTCTAGTAGTAAATGATATAATTAAAACTAAATCTGATTCATTTAAGACTATTGAAAACGCTTTTGTTGACGAGTGTGCAAAGCTACACGATTCTGGTAATGGGCGCATTGACATTGTTAAACATAAATTAATTGATAACAAAGTAGTGCTAAGATGAAATTAATTTATACAATATTAATATTATTATGTTTTAACGCTTGTGAAGGGTGGTATATAGCTGGATATGAGCTTGAGCCTAATAGTAACGAACCAGAAGAATTTAACGACCTTATTCATAAAGATTCTACAAATTATTGGGAGATACAGTGAATGAAAAGCCTAAAACTGCAAGGTCTTATCGTGCTAACGTTTTTGATGATAATGCTGTCATTTCTATTAATCTCAAATGGTTGGGTCAGATATTCGTATTGTTTGGCAGTCTTGTGTACGCTTATTATAGGATTGAAACCAGAATTGGAACACTCGAAAACGAACTTTTGGTTGCAAATACAGAGATTAGGAGCTTACTTGCTAAACATAAGCTGGAGGAAGCTAAATCCCTTGAAGAACTGGAAAAAAAATTGAGCTTTTACGAAAAAGAATTACAAATAAATTTAAACCCTATGAGTTGGGGTAAAAGGAAAAAGAAATAAGTGGATTTTTTAGCTGTTTATTCAGAAGCTGGTATGATTGGAATTGTTGGAATTATGTTTGTATATCTAGTAATGTCATTATCCAAGAAAAGCGAAGCCCAACAACAGGCATTAGAAAATTTAAAAATTGAAAATAAAGGTCAATCTGAAACTTTAGAGAATATGGAAGGCATGATAATAAAGCTTATAAATAGATGGAATGTTTCAGATGATAAGTTAGATAGAAAATTTGATGCGCTTACAAAAGATGTTAATTCAGTTGATAATCAAATTTCAGAAGTCAAAGGTTCTTTAAGTAGAATAAACGGGAGGCATTAAATGGTAATGTTTACTTTAATATTTGTTATGTTTTTAGGAGTTTTATTTATGGTTGAACAAAAAAATGGATAGTCTCAAAATCGCTTCAATTAGCTTTAGTAATTACTTAGTACACCTTTCAGGTATTCACGAGTTTTTACAAGTGATTGTGGCTCTTTTAAGTATATTTTTATTAATAAAGAATCTAAGGAATAAATAATGGAATGGCTAAGCAATAATTGGGAGTGGGTTTTATTAGCTTTTATGGTTTTAGAAAAAGTTGTAAAAATGTCCCCTAGCGATAAAGATGATATTTTATTAGATGTTGTTTTTAACGGATTAAAACAAATGTTAAAAAAGGATAAATAAATGAGTATGTTATCAAGCTATGTTAAAAGGCAAATAAAAAAAATGGGCGTTAAAGGTTTTATTATGAAAGTTTTAGATATAATTGTAAAACTAACACCAAGTAAAAAAGATGATGAAATGGTTGTAAAAATTAAAAAAGTAATAAAGGAATTTAAATAATGACACATTCAATAATAATTCTCTTAACAACAATAACCCTTAGTAATGAGCCTCTAGATTCTAATGACAAACATTTAGATCAATATGCTATGATGGAAGAAGTTAAAAAGAAAAAGAAAAAAGGTAAGAAAATTGGTGGCAATAAAGGAAAGAAATCTAAAAAAGGCTTTTTCTCTAAAATATTTGGCAGTAAATAATGGCTAGAGATCCACGTTTAAAAAGGTTTGGTTTGAAAGGTTTTAATAAACCTAAAAGAACACCAAGTCACGCTACTAAATCTCACGTTGTATTGGCTAAAAGTGGATCAACTATTAAACTAATTAGGTTTGGACAACAAGGAGTCAGAGGTGCTGGAAAAAGACCTAAAACTGCTGCACAAAAAGCTAGAAGGAAATCATTTAAAGCAAGGCATAGAAAAAATATTGCAAGAGGAAAACTCTCTGCTGCATATTGGGCAAATAAGGTGAAATGGTAATGGCTAAAAAAGTAAGTTGGACATGGCGAGGAAAAAGATATAGTGGAACATTTATAAGGGAAACAAAAAAGCATATTTTTGCTAGAACTAAAAGTGGTAAAACTAAAAAAATAGTCAAAAGAAAATGATAAATAAACAACAAATATTAAAAGTAATTAAAACGACTTTAAAAAAATTAGATGCTAAATATTATTCTGATCAAGCAGTTGATTTAATTTACAATACAGGTTTAGTTGAATCTAATTATCAATATTTAATGCAATTAGAAGATGGTCCAGCTAGAGGATTTTTTCAAATGGAACCTAATACTGCAGTTGATATATGCAAAAATTATTTATGCTTTAGACCAAAACTATTAACAGAAATAGAAAGTATTTGTTTTTTAAATTCTTATATTTTAGTTGCAGCAAAATCAGAAGAATTAAAATTCTTATTAGCAACAAATGTAGCGTTACAAATTATTTTTTGTAGAATACATTACAGACGAGTGCCAAAACCTTTACCATATACCCTAGAAGATCAAGCTGTATATTGGAAAGCATATTATAATAGCCATTTAGGGAAAGGCACTGTTGAAAAGTTTATAGAGATATGTAAATGATAATTAAAGAAAAAAATGAAAATTTATATGATAAAAACAAAAACATATTAAGTTGTGTTTATTGTAATTCTATGCAAATCCATAAAGATGGAAAAACTAAATACGGAAAGCAAAGATATTATTGTTTAAGCTGTAAAAGGAGAAGTGTAAAAACAAACACTATTTATAATAAAGACTTTAACCAAGAAAAAAACCCTCCTAATAAAGAAATGGATATTGAGGAGTTAATTAAATACAGAGTTAAAAAGTTTAAAGTAAAACAAAAAAGAGATTTTTATGAAAAGTTAGTAAATATAAATATTAATCTTGATGGTCCAATAGGAATTGCTCATTTTGGCGATCCTCACGTTGATGATGATGGTACAGATTTATCTGAAATATTTGCTATTACAAATTTAATTAACAAAACCGAAGGAATGTTTGCTGGTAATTTAGGCGACATTCAAAATAACTGGATAGGCAGACTGGCTAGGTTATACGCTAATCAAACCACAACTGCGAAAGAATCTTGGTTATTATCAGAGCATTTTGTTAAAAGCTTAGAATGGCTTTATTTGGTAGGGGGAAATCACGATGTTTGGTCAGGAGATGGCGATCCTCTAGAATTTATAATGAGAAATAGTGAAACTGTTTATAGCAACCACGGTGTTAGAATAAATTTAAAATTTCCTAATAAAAACCAAGTTAGGATAAACGCTAGGCATCAATTCAAAGGAAATTCAATGTGGAATACTGCTCACGCTATTAGTAGAGCAATTCAAATGGGTTGGCGTGATCATATTTTAACTGCAGGGCATATACACGTTTCTGGATACCAAGTTTTAAAAGACCCTAGTTCAGGGTTAATTTCTCATGCGTTACAAGTAGCAAGTTTTAAAAGAATGGACGAATATGCAAATAAAAACGGAATGGATGATAAAAATATATTTAATTGCCCTGTAACTATTATCGATCCTAAATATTCGGCTGATGATAATAGGTTAATTACAACAATTTTTGATCCACATGAAGGTGCAGATTATTTAACATGGAAAAGATCACAGAAATAGAAACAACATTAGACACTGACTATAACGCTTTTGAAGTTATATGTAGATGTAAAGAGATTGCAGAACACTTAGATGTAACAAATATTATAATAGATAATCAATGTTATGAAGAAAAAGAAATGTTGTTGGAATTAATAAGTAAAATTAAAAGTTTAGAATTAGAAATAATTGACTATCCTATAAAACCAGAGGCAGAAGCATGAGTACATACTACGAATCATATTGCAACACAACCACAGACTTATCGTTTGTGGAGCCATATTTAAGTGAATACGACCATAAAAAAGTTTTAGCTAGTAACTTTACCACTACGGACACAACGAACCTCTATCAGCTTAATAATACAGGGTATATTTCTCAACTTTACAAAGATGGCGTTGAGATGACTTCCGTAACAGATACGCCAAACGCTGATAATGAATATAATTATTCTAGTAGCACCGATTCTTTTCAGTTTTTTCTAGCATCTTCATCTGTATCGGCATTAAATAGCGCAGTTTTTGAAGCATCTAGAGATTGGAGTGATTTAAAAACAGAAGCAGTAAAAAGAGCAAGTGATTTTATTCGTTCATTATTGCCGTTTCCAATTTATAAAAACAAAGGTGTTGGAACTTCTGACGCAGTAGCAAATGACTATCCAGAAATAATAGTGCGTAGTACGGCAGTAATGGCTGTAGAATCGCTGATCAGACCTTATGACATAGAGAAAGCTAACCAAATAAAAAGTCAGGCTATAAACGACCAAAATACAGGTTGGTTGGATATGCTAAGAAAGGGTGAAATTACATTATATTCTAGCGAATCAGAACAAAAATACAAAGGGATATTAAAAGACGTATCTGTAAACGCAAATACAACTGGTGGAATTGTAGATGTAAAAGGTCGAGCTAGTACACAATGGGATGCTATAAAAATTATTATATCAGCTGGGGGAACAATTACAGCAGGTTCTGCAAATACAAGCGTGACATATTCTAGTTTTACTAGAAATGAAAAAGGTTTAAAAATGAACCAAGATACAACTGAAGAAATTATTGATTGTGGATGGCAATCCGTAGGACATGATATGTGGGTAAGATTTTCACCTGGAGTATATACTACAAACGATGAATATGAATTAGAAGTTAGTGGCGTTGTAGATCAAGCTTTTACGCCTGTTAAAACAGTAAGGACAAGCAGATATTAATATGGCAATAACTTTTACAAATACAATACATGATAAAATAATAGATAGTTTAGCAACTATTATTCATAATGAATTTAATATTCCTGTTAAGTATAGCGAACACAGAGGAAATCAATCTTTCTTATTAACGCCAGAATCAGATGCCTTTATTGAACATTTAAACAGTGGAATAACACGAGAATACACTGTAAATATAGAATATCAACTAAAATCAGCAGGAGAATATTCTCTAAATAATTTAAAACAAGTTAGTAATATTATGGAAAGATTTAAAAGGTTAGTTTTTAATAATATTAGCTATTCAAACGGAGATGTTTGGTTTGATGCTAGAGTAACAAGTATTGAGTACATTCAAGATGAAGATGATAAAACTCTTTTAAAAGGTCTTGCTGTATTTAATTGCACCAATATAGAAATAATATAAGGAATCTATAATGAAGAATAAAAAAAAATACAAGGCAACTTCAACGTTTAATGTAGATGCCTTTGATAATTACAAAGGGTTGGGCAACGACAATCATGCAAAGCTATGCAAAGGTAAAATTGTTGAGCTTGATTTTGAACCAACTGAATTACTTAAAAATAAAATGCTTAAAACAGTAGGAGAAAAATAATGGCAACATATTCAGGAAATCAATTCCTTGTCTATATAGGTCAGCATGCAGCAAATCAAGGTATCTTAACTCAAAACAGTGATAATGCTCTACATAGATGGAATTTAGAAACAGTAAATGATATAGACTTTAGTGCAGGAGTTACACAAGAGTTTATCCCAAGAACTGGTCAAAAAGTTTTTAGGGAAGAAGATTTATTCATAACTCAAAATGGCGGCTCTTATACAATGGCTTTTGATTACTTAGTGGATTCAGAAGAAATACTGCAATTATTACTAAGATCAGCAATGGAAGTAGATGGAACCACAGGGCTTTGTCATATGACTGGAAATCAAGGGCATTCTGCTCAATACGCTTATAACACTTCTGCTCCAGACTTTTCATTACAAGTTAGTATTGTAAATCCAGACTCTGATCAAACTCGATTATTGCACTCTGCAGTAGTTACAGAGCTTACTTTGTCAATGGACACTGGTACAAATGGTGGTAGGTTAAGAGCAAGTGGAACAATCTATTCTGGATATAGACCTACTGTTGGAACAAACGCAGTTTCTGATGGTTCTACAGCTTCAAATACAGATTACGCTTTTGGATTATTTGATTGTCACGCAGTTGAAATTGCTGGAACTCAAGTTACGTGTAAATCTTTTTCTGTAACTATTTCAAACCCAGCAGAAAGAGTTGGTTATCAAATTGTAAATAGTATAGATGGGGAACCAACTGATTACATAAGGAATCGAGCTGATGTCACTGGCTCTATAAATGTAAAAATGGATGATACTTCTGTAGCTCAATTACCATTTTATCTAGCTGGTACTTCAAAAGGTATTCTAGTTGGAGATGAAGGAACTTCAGGTGGTGGTAGTGCATCAGATATATTTATAGAAATACCAACTGCAAAATACACTGGACATAATGTTGATTTAGGTTCAGAAGGTGGTGTTTTTATTGAGTTACCATTTCAAGCAACTGCTACTGGAACAAATAAACTAATAACAGTTTTAGCAACTTAATAAATAGGGAGGATTAAAATGATAGTAAATACAAAGCATGGTGATTTTGAATGTAAAGATATTACAAGAAAAAAAAGGCGCAGTTTATATAGGAAAGTAAAAGAAGTATTTGCTGACCTAGAACAAACTAAAGTTCATGATCTTGCTGATGAATTTGCATTAATCGCTTTTGGAACAGAAGAAAAAGCAGAGGAGAGATTAAAAGGATTATCTGCATTGGCTGAAGATGAAGTTTTAATGGAAATTATAAACTCTTATATGGGTTTTAATTCGGGAAACATAACTGGCGATTGAGAACAGCAGTCTGGTTCTCCCAATATGGTCTGCCAGACGTTGAGTATTTCCTCCCATACAAAGCTCGGTCGCCAGTATTATTAAGGGTTTTAACTTATCAAAATAAAGGAGATTTATTTGATGAAATTGATAGATTACTTAAAGATAAAGGCACTCACAAATTTGGAGTTGGTCAAAGTCTTTTTTATCAATTGCCCTTATTTTGTAATCCTAGTGTACTTATCCCTAATTGGTGTTGGGAAATGATAAACGATTATCAAAGCGTAAAAAAGTTTCATATTCCTATCGCTAAGAGCTTAGATTCTGCTAATGCTTGGCAACTTGATTGCTTTAATATAATAGATCAAGAAATAACAAGAATTAAAAACCACGAGAGAATAAAAAATGGCTAAAAATGTAGTTTTAAAAATATCTCAAAAAGGTGCTAAGAAAACAACAACTGCTCTTAAAAATGTAGGTGGAGCATTAACAAGTATTGGAACAAAAGCTGGAATTGTTACGGCTGGTTTTGGAATTTTATCTGTTAAATTAGCTGGAGACTTTCAAAAGAGCCTTCTAGAGGTTAGTACATTATTAGATAAAACGAACAAAAGAACTCTACCAGAAATGAGCAGAGAGCTAAGAAATGTTGCATCTGCTAGTGGTTTAGCTCTTAGTTCTATCAGTAAAGCCAAATATGATATTGTTTCAGCTGGATTTTCTAAAGCATCGGATTCAGCTAAAGTTTTAAATGCTTCTTCTAAATTAGCAGTTGGTGGAGTTACCAGTGCAGCAGAAGCTGCAGACCTTCTTACAACTGCATTAAACGCTTATGGAAAATCAGCAGAAGAAGTTGACGCAGTTTCAAATACTTTATTCACAACTGTTAGGCTAGGTAAAACTACAATGGGCGAACTTGCTGGAAGTTTAGGCAGGGTGCTTCCTTTTGCTAAGTCTATGAATTTAAGTTTAGATGACGTTGGTGCATCAATGGCAACTCTTACTGCTGCAGGTATAAATACAGCAGAAGCAACAACAGCTCTTACTAGTGCAATTACATCTTTATCTGCTCCTGGAGATGCAGCAAAAGAAGCTATGGAATTGGCTGGGGTTGAAGTAAAAAAGTTTGATGATGGAACTGTCGATCTTGTCAAAACAATAGAACAATTCCAAGGACTAGATCAAGAAACAATTAAAAAGTTTATTCCTAATATTCGTGCTATTGCAGCGATACAGACAATGGCTAATAATTTTGGAACTTTAGAAAATAACGTTGTAGAGTTTAACAGAGCTGCACAAGAATCAAACGCAACTGAAATCGCTTTTAATAAAATGACAAGTGCTTTTAATACTCAATTTGCTATGTTGAGAAATAATTTTCAAGGTATAATGATTGAAATTGGCAATGTTATTATAGAAACAATACAACCTTCTATCGAACAAGCCAATAAAGAATTTGAAAAGTTAGGAGATATAGGTTGGGATAATATAGGAAAAGCAATACAAGAAAGACTCCCAGCAATAGCAGTTCTTTTACAAGAAACAATGCGAATTGCTTTTGAACATATTGAAGGCAGAGCTAGTATTATGGGACTAACAATTAAAGAGCATATAAAAGATGCGATTCCTTTTGTTGAAGGAGATTTTGAATCATTAAAGCAAATGAGTGACGATTTAACAAAAAAAACTAGCGAAAATACAGCAGAACTAAAAGAGCTATATACTAAAGCCTATAATGGTATTTTAGAAAAAGCTCAAGAAAATCGCGATGCTCAAGTAGAAGTAAACAAACAACTCTTAGAGCAACAAAATGCAGATTTAGAAGAAAATGAAGAGAAGAAAAAAGAAATTGAAGATGCTTCAAAAAATAAAAAAGCTGAAGATGTTGCAGAAGCAATAAAATTTATATCTATGGAACAATTTGAAAGAAATAAAGGCATTGCATTAATAAATAAAGAAGCAGAAGAGATGAAACGTGCTGGAGTTTCAGAGATTGATGTAAAAACATTTATTGCTAAGAAAACTGTAGACCTAGAAAGAGTAAAAAGAGCTGCACAAGCATCAACTGTTTCTTCATTAGTTGGAGCTTTAGGACAAGCAAATACTGCATTTAAAGGCTCTGCGCTAGTATCAAAAAGACTTGCTCAAGTACAAGCAGTAATAGATACTTATGCTGGAGCAAATAAAGCATTAGCTGCATCGCCACCACCTTTTAATTTTGTTGCTGCAGCTGCAGTAGTTGCTGCAGGACTTACGAATGTTGCCACAATAGAATCTCAAAACTTTGCTTCTGGTGGTATTGTTCAAGGCGCAGGAAATCAAGATACTGTCCCAGCAATGTTAACTCCAGGTGAGTTAATTCTTAATCAAGCACAACAAGAAAATCTAGCAGGTAATTCGGGAGGTGCAATTACGCTTAATATTTCTGCTCCGTTAGTAGATGAAACAATACTAGATACAATTATACCGGCTATTGAAAAAGCTAAATCAATGAATATAGCATAATGGCTTTTTCTAGTAATATAAAAAAATCTAATATATCAGAAAACTGGTTGTTCCAACTAGAATATTATAATGGAGATTCTCAAGGAGATGGGGGAGGTGGATTTGATCAGATATTTA